AATATTTAATCAAACAAATAGAATTATTGCAAAAGTAGACGGGACACCTTTGTCTATATTAAGAGCTAGAAAAGAACTAGATGCTTGGCTTAAAACCCAGCCTAGAGATACTTTTGGAGACAATGCAAACGCTTACACAGTAGCAACTAGAGAAATAAGAAATGTTTTAAATAACGCTATAGAAAATTCTTTAGCAAAAACAACTTTAGACGGAAAACCAATAGGAGTTAATGTAAAATTTAGAGAAGCGTTAAGAGAACAAAGTCTTCTTTATAAAGTTAATGACAGGCTTGGAGAAAAAGCAGCAGACGAGTTTGACACTGTTTTAGGTCGGTTAGGCGCAAACATAGGAAAACTGGCTATTAGAATACCTACTACTCCTTTAGGTATTTTTGCTACTATTAGTTATGGAGCCTCTGCTGTAGCTCTTGGCCCAGTTGCTGCTACTCTTGGTGCGTTAGGTGTTGCAGGAACAGCAGGATACATGATTAAAAGAGGAGCAATAACCCCTAGAATGCGAGAGTCTCTTTCTTTAGTTTTAAGAGCTACAGACAAAGCAATAAAGAAAACTAGAAACAGTGAAATGAGAAGAAGTTTAGCTTTAGATCGTGCGGCTGTAGTAGAAGCATTAAAATTACCACTTACTACTGTAGATGATTCTTCAAAAGAAGACAATAGAGAATAAAATAACTAACTAAAAAAGAACCATCCTTGGCTCTAAGGCTACACAGGAGAATTACACTATCTCACAGGCTCCACCTACACACGCTAGTTCTTGGGAGCCTGTGGTATTGTCTTCTGTCTCAAAGTTCTCTAGATCATTCCAGTCTACGTTTTTAGGCATGGCCTTTAGCAGTTCTTTGTACTTCTCAGGGTCTATCTCTTCATAGGGAGCCTGTTGGTACACATGGTCGCTATAGGGCAGCAGAGAGATACCAGAGCATATTTCAAAGTTATCCCAGATCCATTGGGCCACCTGTAGAAACTCATCGTCAGTATAGTAAACCGTTATGCTTGGTTTATGCTCACACCAGAAGTTCTGATACGTCTTCCACAACTGCAACTGTTCCATAGCGCCTACTTGTTTGACCGTAGTGCTGCTTTTTGGTGATTTTACTGGAAAACTAAACACTAAGGAACTGGGAGACATAACATCCTGTTCTACGGGGAAACCCTTTTCGGACATAAAGGAAGCTAACGGGTCTTGTTTGTCTGACCTAACACGCCTAATGTACTGACTAGAGAAGCGAGGATGTATACCAGAGGCAGTGTCCGTAAGCTGGCTAACAGTGCCGCTAGGTTTGACACAGGTGATAGCTGTCGCTTGGTTCACACCTAATTGTTTAGCCCACTTCTTGTTTGTTTCTACACTAACTTGTCTCATCTCCATAAGCCACATCTCTAGCTTATCTGAGTGATTGCCTAGCATCTTATGATCCATAATACCAGTTAAAGAAACACCAAGTAACGCTTCTTGTTCCGTGTTGAACTTCCAAGTATGACGAAGGTATCTAAAGTCCGTTAGAGTGGACTGTAGCGTCCCTATGATGGTCGCTATGCGTATCTTGTTCTTTAGGCTTTCTAAGGTATCCTCTGGTCGCACAATAACTTCAGATAGGTTGCAGAACTGGTTACTTCTCAAGATAATCTCAGAGCAAGGGTTAGTCCCAAATTCCTTAGTAGCGTCACGTCTACCGTTCCTTGCAGCAATCTTTTGTGCAGCAACACGACTAAAGATACCACGCTCACCTGCTTTGCTTTCGTACATGTTCTGCATCTCACCTAAGAAGGACTCAAAGTCTGGTTTCTCAGTGTACGCTACAGAGTTATTTGCTAATCTACGGTGTCCTTCTAGTTCCCACCAGTTACCTGACTTAGCTTTAGCCATACGTGGATCAGACAGGTTAGACAGGCTAATTAAGGCAGACCTACGCACACCTCCAACAACCACAATGTCTGCAATCTTACAGCAGATATCGTGACACTCAATAGACGTTAGCTTGCGTCCTTTAGCCTTTTGAAATACTTCTACACAGAAGTTAAACAAATCAATCAAAGGTTCTGGGCCAGACGCTCGACCTCCAAAGGTTTTCAGTCTAGCTCCAGAAGGCCTAATGCGACCCATGTTCCAGTTAGGTATCTTACCAGCATATAACAAGCTAATAAGCTCTCTAAAAGCACTAGCCCAACCAATCTTACTATCAGATACAACAATAGTAGTGTCAGTAACGTGAAATGTCTCTGCTACTTCTGGCAGCTTGTTAATGAAGTTCCGCTCTACACTAAAGCCAACACCAGTACCACACATCAGCACATACATAAGCTCGTCAAACGCTCTAGGATGGTCTATATGTAGATAGGAACAGTTGAACCCTGCTACATTGTCTTTGTCTAACGCCTTACCTGCTGTCATCATGCATCTCATACTAGGCATAACTTCTAAGTTGTGTATAGCGTCGTACAGTTCTTTTGCTTGTGCAACTGTTATTTGTTCCCTATCTCTCCAAAACTGAACATAACGGTACACTGTTTCTGTCCAAGTTTCTCTACGATTATGCTCTGGAATCCATCGTGCGTAGCGTGATTTATGTATAAATTGTTGGTACTGATCCATTCCTTTCTCCTAAGTATCACCAGTGTCTTATTATATTAAACATTATAACATAAGCACAGACTAAATTTGAAAGAACAATAAATGTTCTAATGTAAGATATGTAGTTTTCGTTTGCTGTGTCGTAACCGTCTTCTTCATCAAAAGAACCTAAAGCGTGTTTCCATATTTTCCAAAACTTTAGTATCATTTAATTTTAATATTTTCTGTAACGTGTATAAGCCTCTCTAAATACCACTGTGCTTTTCTTAAATCTTCTATTGGCTTGCCTTTGTAGTTATATCGCCAGATATACTTAGAAAGATTCCCTTTAAGGTAACCAACAAACTCCAACCTAGACATAGAAGCCTCTATAGACTCTATACACTCAATGCCGCCAGTGTTGTAATGTTTAGGTGAATTGACTGCATCTCCTGTGCTGTTGTGATACTCACTAGAGGCTGTAGGGTTCTTTTGATAAGAGTCTTGCTTATCGGCTTTGAGTTTCATGTTAAGCATTTTATCCCACTCTTTAGGGCTAACTTCGTTAAGTTTCATGTGTCTCTAAGTCCTCTATAAATTTATCTTGGTAAAGCATTAGCCTGTCCTCAAAAGCAACAAGCAAGTCTTCTACTGTTACATTTAATGCTTCACATACTAATGTGACATCATACTCTTTCTCTATGTCTTCTTTGAGTTCTTCAAATGTGAGTATCATGTTTTCTTTCCTTTTATGTATTTTACCAAGTCCTTTGTTTCATGTGCAGTATAGCATAAAAATCCTTCTTTGTCACACCATTCTTCCATTGTTGTCTTACTATTTTTTCTTACTTTCTTTTTCTTACTGGTCACAATAAAAACTAATTCCCACGTAGGCATAGAATCTCTAATAGCCTTGTACTTTTGTGTGTCTCCGGCTCTAAAGAAACCTTTACACTCTATTAGGACTCTCTTACCCTCATGTACAAAGTCTGGAACATAGTGCCTATGAGTAACATAAGGCAGTCTGAACGGCTCATACAGATACTCTGTGCCTTTCTTGTCGATACCTAAGTGGTAACCTACCTGTTCCTCCAAGCCTGATCTAAACTGAGACATTTAAAGTATCCTCTAAGTTCAGCCTATGGAAACTTTTCCAATCCCTACGCATATAAAGTAAGTTCCAACAAGTCTCTAGACGTTCTTTCCAATCGTCAGGGTGAGCTTTCTTCCACTCTTCCTGTACCTTAGCGAGCATATCAGGCTTACGGACATCAGCTAAGATCTTTTTCGCGGTTATCTTACCAACGCCCACAAGACCTTGAATGTTGTCAGTAGAGTCTCCTGTAAGCATCTGTATACACATATTATAGTAACCTTGGTCTTTACACACATAATATAAAGTTTCTTTGTTAAAGTTATAGTGCCAACCTTCTA